GAACCATGACCGAGACACCACAGGACCGCATAGAGGCGTTCCTCAACGCCATCCCGGGCGACGAGCCCAACGTCACCGAGTTCTACGGCGACGACGACGCCACGCACACACTCAGCCGCGCCGACCTCCGGGAGATCCTCCGGGCGAACCGCAGCCTCGCGAACCAGGTACTCCGGGCCGGGGACACCATCCTCGCCGGAGCGCAGGAAATCCAGCGCGCCACACTCCGGTCAGCAGCCGCAGAGATGGAGTCTGGCTGGGTGAGTGGCTGGCTACTGGAACGCGCTGACAACATCGGCACCCAAGGTTTCGGAGGAGACCCAACACCATAGGTGCGGAGCCCGGCGTGCCGGGTGCAAGGCAGAGTGTCCCCGGCGAGTAGCATCAAGCTATGGCCGGGGACATTCTTGTGAGTACGACACCGCTGCAGGCAGCAGCGGTCAGCATGCACGAGGCTTTCACCGAGCTATGCAGGGCAGGATTCACGGAGCGCCAGGCGCTCATCTACCTAGCGGAGAGCACGAGGAAACCCAGTGGCGCGTAATCGAGGCACCCGAGCAGCGGGTACCGCACCAGCCGGCGGCGACGGCGGCATGGGCGAGGTCGGGCGCTCCGGCCTACTCATCAGCAACGGCATCGTCCTTGAAGAGTTCCTACCGGCACTCCGGGGAGCGACCGGCCGGCGCCTCCTCCGGGAGATGGCCGACAACGACCCGATCATTGGCGGGCTCACCATGGCCGCTGTACGGTCCATCGGGCGCCTCGACTGGCACATTGAGAAGGACGAGGACGAAGAGACGGACCAGGCCGCCACGGACGCCGCCGAGTTCATCCAAGAGGCACTCGACGACATGAGCGAGGACTGGCCCAGCACCCTCCACAACATCATGTCCTGCCACACCTACGGCTGGTCCTTCCTCGAAATCGTGTACAAGCGCCGCAACGGGCAGTCAGACAAACCGGGGCAGAACAGCAACCACGACGACGGCCGCATTGGCTGGCGCAAATGGGCGCCGCGCTCCCAGGAGACGCTCCTCCGCTGGATCACGGACGAGGCCGGCGGCGTACAGGGCATGGGGCAGCAGACCATTGACGGGTACTTTGAGATCCCGATCGAGAAAGCGCTCCTGTTCCGGACGACGACGGAGCGGAACAACCCCGAAGGCCGCTCCATGCTGCGGAACGCGTACCGGCCGTGGTTCTTCAAGAAGCGCATCGAGGAGATCGAGGCCATCGGCATTGAGCGGGACCTCGCCGGCCTGCCCGTGGTGAAGATGGCGCCGAAATACTTCTCCCCGAACGCGAGCACTGACGAGAAAATGCTCATGATGCAGATGCAGCAGATGGTGCAGAACATCAAACGCAACCAGACCGAGGGGCTCGTCTTCCCGCTCGCGTTCGACGACAAGGGCAACAAGATCATTGATCTGGAGCTCCTCAGCACCGGCGGCACACGCAACTTCGACACGGACAAAATCATTGCCCGCTACAACCAGCAAATCGCCATGTCCGTACTCGCGGACTTCATGCTCCTCGGGCACGAAAACGTCGGATCCCACAGCCTCGGGGTATCCAAGATTGAGCTATGGATGATGACCATTGAGGCGATCGCGGAGAGCATCGCCCAGGTCATCAACACGCACGCCATCCCCAGGCTCCTCAAGCTGAACGGCATGGTCACGGACAAGCTCCCGAAGCTCGTTTACGGATCCATCGAGAACGTGAACCTCGGGGAGCTGGGGATATTCCTCAAGCAGGCCGCAGACGCGGGCCTCCTCATCCCGGACCTCGGGCTCGAGGAGTACATCCGCAATGTCGCGGACCTGCCGCCGGTGGACGCATCGGAGCGCGAGGACATGTACGGGGTGGACTACAACCCGTACGGGAAGCAGACCGTACCGCCGGCACTCATCCCCGAAGGCGACCCGCTGGTGCTCACGGCGGAGACCGGAGAGAAGACCGCAGCCACAGCCGCGGCAGCAGCCAAGAAGCCGGGCGGCACGCTCCCGCCGGCACCGGCCGGGGACGGAATCCCCGACGACGCAGCCAAGGGCACCACCGGCGCCACGGGACGGAAGAAGGCGCCCGGTGCTCCGGTTCAGCAGGGCAAGTAAGCCGGGCCCGGCACCCCGCCGGCAGACTGTGGCGAAAGCCTCCCTGAACGTGCCCGGCCAGGACGACGCCGAGCGGGCGGTCGGGCAGATCATCAACCAGAGCTTTCCGCTCCTCGACGCGAGCATGTACTCCGACGTCGCGCAGCGCATGATTGCGGCCAGGAGCACAGACGGGCTCATCAATGCCATGCCGTGGCAGGACTTCATCCAGTCCCTCGGGGCGGCAACGAAACCGCTGGAGGACGCGGTCCGGGCAGCATCGCATATGGAGATGGGCGCGATTGGCTCAGTCCAGGCCGGGATGAGGCTGGACGCCATTGACGCGATCAGCCGCAAGTACGCCCAGGAGCAGGGCAGCAAGCTCATTGTGAACATCACAGAGTCGCAGCGGGCAACGGTACGGCAGATCGCCGGCCGGGCCCTCAACGGGGAGTACACGGTGGATCAGGCAGCCCGGCAAATCCGGGAGGGCATCGGCCTGCACCCGCGGTGGGCGACGGCGGTCGAGAACTACCGCGCCAGGCTGGAGGCGAGCCCGAAGCCTACCGGGATCAGCGCGTCACGGCACATGGACCAGATAGACCGGTCGGTCACACGGTACCGGGACAGGCTTGTCCGTGCACGCTCCCTGAACATCGCCCGCACGGAAGTCCTGACGGCGGAGAACCTTGGCCGGTACGCATCATGGGCAGACAGCATCGGGCAGGGCTTCAACTCACCCGCGAGCCGCAAGGAATGGTCCCCGGGCCCCGGCGCATGCACGATCTGCCAGGGCCTCGCCGGCGAGATCGTCCCGTGGGATGGTGTGTTCAGCAACGGCGCAATCATGCCACCCGCACACCCAAGCTGCCGCTGCAGCGCGAACCTCCTCCCGCCGGAGTACGCCCAGGACGTTCTCAACCCGCGCACGATCGACTGGACCAACCCGCTCGGGGACCGGGCCGGCGACACCGACTACGCGGCACTGGACCGCGGCTACGAGCTTCTCGACGGGGCAGGCATGGCGACGGACGCAGTAGACGCCGCAGCCACGGAAGAGGACGCCCCGACGGAGGCCGACGACACCACGGCGCTGGAAGACGCTGAGGCGGGCATGGACGACCAGGGCTACCCGGACTACACCGCGCTCCGGGCAGAGGCCGCCATCCCGGCGGAAGCGACCGCAGCAGACACCCTCACATACGAGGCGACCGCGCACCTTTCGGACGAAGAGCTCGCGGCCAAGCTCGCGGACTACGCAGACGACCCCGAAGCCATCGACAAGATCCTCAACATCATGGATCAGCGCGACGCCATCGCCGCACAAGCCGAAGAAGCAGCAGCACGGCAGGCCGCGTTCGAGGCGGCGGACGCCAAGTACCTTGCGGAGCAGGCAGCCGCGAGGGAGGCCGAGAACCAGTTCGTGCAGTGGACACCGGAAGACAACCCGGTAACGGCGCCGACGGCACGGCCCGAGCGGCGCATCACCCCGGACCAGATGGTCGAAGAGGAGTACCAAAACTATGTGATGTCCCAGTACAACAAGGCACTGGACGACACGAACGGCAACCTCCTCAACAAAGAGGGTAGGGCGGCGGCCAAGGACAACTACGACCTGTCCATGAACATCTTCTCCGGCCAGATCACCACCGCGCAGAAATACGCGAGCGAGGAACTTATGCAGTGGTGGCGGGAGAATGGGCGCGAGACCTTGGGCTCGTTCCGGTACAAGATGCTGGGCAGGGCCTCCGACAAGTGGTATGCAGACAACGTCCGTAAGTACGGATTCGAGAGAGGGCAGGCGTTCCGTGACAGAAGCCAGCTATAGCGCCGAGGAGCGCCGGCAAATCTTCGCCTACCAGGAGGAGGGCTACCGGGCCTACCTTGAGGGGAAGCACCCGCGCGACATCCCGTACAAGCACGGTGACCCGGGCAGTGACCCGTGGATCCGTGGATTCAATCAGGCCCGCACAGATAGAGCAATCGAGAACAGGAAAGTAACCCCATGAGCCGTGAGCTGACATACCCCATTGCAAGGGCCCAGGAGATCACCCGGGGCACGGAGCTCGAGGCCATGGTGGCGAAGGCTGCAGACGCCGGCCAGGACGCCGTGCAGTTCCTTCTCACGGACAACGGCGACGGGACGTACGACATCACGGCGTCAGAGCCGGATGGGGTCATGGTGGCATGGATGCTCCCCGACTACGTGGCGGAGCAGGTAGCCATCCCGGGCGGCCAGCCGGCGGAAGACCTACACGTCACGCTCGCCTACCTTGGGGACGCCGCAGCGCTGAGCATCGCGGACCAGCGAAAGCTCATCGGCGTCGTCGGGGAAGTCTGCCTCACCCAGGCCACACTCCGGGGCAGCATCGAGGGGACCGGTACGTTCAGCAACGGGGAGGAGACAGACCCGTTCTGGGTCGGGGTGAACATCCCGGGCATCACCGAGCTCCGGCAGGCGCTCGTGACGGCACTGGTCGACGCAGGGATCCAGCCCCAGGGATTCAGCGCCGAACAGACCTACACGCCGCACATCACGGTCGATTACATCCCGGGCGGATCCACCATCCCGCCGCTCGACTTCCAGCCCGTCGACGTATGCGTGGACAAGATCACCGTATGCGTCGGCCCGCACCGGTTCACGCTGGACCTCCAGCAGGACGACGACCAGGACAGTATGGGCCCCATCCGGACGTCGGGGTGGACCCCGCAGGCCATCAACAAGGCCATGGACACCGTGACGGAGGACCGGTACACGCTCGCCCCGTGGTACATCCCGGACCGCCTCGACGCACACGGAGAATGGTCGGACCGGCACGAGCTGCAGAAGAGCTTTTGGGGATACCTTGCGAAGGCAGACAGGGACATCCGCCTCCAGCACAACACGAAGATAGTCGCCGGCCGCTGGGTCGATGGCGTGGTGTGGCCGACAGAGGTCACGACCACACTGCAGAAAGCCGACGGCAGCAACCAGGAGCACACGTTCCCGGCCGGCACACCGTTCCTTGGGGTGCAGTGGGAGCCGTGGGCATGGCAGCTTGTGAAGAAGGGCCTCATCCGCGGGTACAGCATCGGCGGCACGAGCGAGCGCATGTATGTGGATATGCCGGCGGACGGCGCCTAGCATGGCGGCACGCCTCACGGCCAGGGACCTCCAGCTCCGCTCCATCACGGAGCGGGACTGGCAGGCCAAGGTCCAGCAGCTTCTCACGGCGTTCGGGTGGATGTGGTACCACGCCCCGGACAACCGGCCGGTGAACGGAAGGGTGCAGGGCATCAAGGCAGGCTTCCCGGACCTTGTCGCGGTCCGGGGCGGCCGGCTCCTCTTCATCGAGCTCAAGAAGCAGACAGGCAAGACAACCCCGGAGCAGGACCGTTGGCTCGCTGCAGCCGCAGCAGCCGGTGCAGAG